CCGTTTCTTTGATTTATAATTAAATCTTCACCAAAGTTATCATGAGTCCATAGTCTTAACTGATTAGTGTTGCTTAAAGATGATGTACTGCCAAAAGTTCCTAATCCCCAACCATTTATACCCCAGCCAGTTCCAGGTATATATATATCTAAGCCCACACTTACTTGGTAAGCACCAACAACTGAAGATCCACCATTTCCAGTATCTGATGAATTTGCTGTAACAGTAACACCAGAAGTATTTTTTGCTTCTATAGTATAGCTATTGTCATTGACTATAGTCGCTATCTGATACTCTTGATTTAATACATTTGAGTTTATGTTACCACCTAATGATACAGCACCTGAAAATGTTACAAAATCATTCTGAACAGCACCATGAGCAGTATCAGTTACCGTAATAGTTGCATCTCCATTGGTTGCAGAAAAAGTTACATCACCAGCAGATGTAGTAGATCGTATAGGCGTAATATCATTGAAAGCACCACCAGATTCTACATAATATTTCCAAGTTGTACCTAAACCTAAAAATTTAGTACCTTCTAAAGAAATCCATGGATGTAAAGCCCTAGCTGTGCCTAAATATGTATTAATGGTAAGTTTTTGCCAACCACCAAACTTTTCTGGTCTGCCTTTTCGAAAACGTACTAAATTACAATCAAACCAACCGCCTTCGTTATCGTAAGCTGTTCCCTCTCTGTTGATACCTGGTCTAAATGTAAGCTTCTGCAACGGCATGGTTATACCTCATGCCATTCTTTGCCTTCAAACAACAAAGATTCTGCTTCTCTTCTTCTTATAAGTCCCTGTAATACTTTGCCACCAGCTTTATTCCAGCGTTTAATTTGTGCTGGTACACCTTCATAATCTTTAGCGTTTAGAACTTTTAACAAAGTTGAGGCTTTTAAATTTGCAGGTCCTAAATTAAATACCCAAGAAACTAGTGCATCAAACTGATTTTGTTCTAGATCAACTTCTACAAGATCATTTACATATCCTTCGTATTCTTCCATTTCATGTAACAATAAATTATCAGCATCTTCTTGTTTCATTGTATCGCCTTCTTTTACATTCTTGGTAGAACCATATCCTATAGTCCATACTCCAGCTGCACATTTGTAAGCTTCAAGCTCACAACCTTCAAACTTCTTAATAAGAGCTAAACCTTCTTGTGAAATTTTCATCTTATTCTCCTTTGTTGGATGTGTTAGATGCTCCAAAATAGAACGAAATAATTGCACTAGCTAATCCTCCAAGATAACCCAAAACAAGATTTATTAAAGCTTCGGAGTTTTGTTCTGGCGGTTGTAACGTAACCAAAAATATATAACCTAAAAAGCCACCTATAGTTGCTATACCAATTATTCTTGCAGTCCAATCTTTGCTAAACATACCTCTAGCATTTTGTTTGTCTTGAGTTTCTAGTTTGAATACATCTACTTCGAGCTCTTTCATTTGAACTTCGAATTGTTGTTCAGCTTTCTTGAGTTCTAACATTTGTTCTGGTGTAGCGTTTTGTATTGCTCTTTCTATTGATTTCTGATCATTTGGTACACCCAGAACATCTGCAATCATGTTTGCAGCCATGCCTCCCATAGGTCCACCTATTGCTGTTCCTAATGTAGGGGCTACAGCACCTACTATGTTTTTAAGTAATCCCTTCATACCATCACCATATTTACAACAACTGCTATAAATAAAGCACCTAAAAAACCAAAAACACCAAAGGTAGTAGCTTTGATAGTTGAATTTATATGAGTAATTTCTTCTTTAATATCAGAAAATTCATTAAATGCGGTTTTCCAACGCTCGTGCGAAATTGTTTCTAGCTTTGTAAGTCTTGCTACTAAATCGTTTGTAGTTATTTCTTGTTTCATATTATGCAGTAGTAAATATTTTTATTTTATTCTTTTTACCTTTTACAAAAATACCATCAAGTTCTTTTAGCATTATTTGATCACTAAAGGTATCAACTTTAATGGTATCATAACCTATGACTAAATCTTCGCCAACTTCTTTAGTTGAGCTTTCAAGTCTAGCTGCTAGATTTACAGCATCTCCAATAGCTGTATAATCGAATCTAGTATCACTACCCATATTACCAACAACAGCATATCCAGTGTTTACACCCACACCTATTTCTACACCAATGTCAGCTTTTTTTATATTTTCTTGTATTTCTTTAGCACAAAGCACGGCTGCTGTTTCATGATTTGGTAAATCTATAGGAGCATTAAATATAGCCATCATGGCATCGCCAATATATTTATCTACCATTCCTCCATATTCTTTAACTGCGTTTGCTTGAATAGTTAAAGCTTTGTTCATAATCAAAGTTACCTCTTCTGGTTCTAGTCGTTCTGACATAGCAGTAAACCCACGGACATCTGTAAAGAGAAAAGTGCAATACCTTCGCTCACCACCCAAAACTAATGACTCTGGATTGTCTTGTAACTTTTTAACTTGTCTTGGATCAAGATAATGCTCAAACTGTTTTTTAATTTGTTGGCGTAATTTATACTGTTTTCTAAAGTTTAGATAGAAAGCAATAGCACCAGCAATGAATTGAGATACAAAAGTCCATGAAAAATCTATTAAATAACCTTTTTGAATGCTAAAAGCTCCTGTAAAGCCCGTAGTAAAGAGCAAAATTACAGCAAGGCTTACGCCCTTAGTTACACCAAAATAATTAATTACAAGCCACGTCAACGACACAAAAATTGTAAAAATTAAAATTTCCAACGCAAGTGCAAAATCTGGAATAAATGGAGAGTTTTCTATCAATATTGATTCAGATAGTGCAGCTTGTATTTTATGTGGTTCTAATAATCCAGTCGGTGTTGCAACTTGTGGCATGATTCCTGGAGCAGTAACACCAACAAATACAAACTTACCTGCAACATCCATTTCTTTTAATGTTGTTTGTGGTGTATCTACCCAACTGATCCATTTACGACCAAGACTATCTGTTTTAACGGGTGGTATACCTCTTACAGCTATTTCTTGTATACCAACATCATTGGTAGTAATGATGTAAGTTCGAGCTCCTGTAAGTGTTTTTAAGACTTCTGTACCAAAAGAGCTAACATAACCATCAGGAGTTTTAAGTAACAGTGGTATTCTTCTAACCAAGTTATCTATATCAACTGGTGCACTAGCAATACCTTGATTTGCATTTTCTTGTAGCACGTCTATGTTTTGTATAACGCCAGGTGTCGACATACCACCAGTATCATCGCCTTTGATAACAGTGCCTGTAGTTTTGGGATAGCTACCATTAGCATTTTCAAACATAGCTAACACAGAAGGAGCATATCCAAGGGTAGTGGCAAACACTTTATCTCCACCCATGCGATCGGCTTGTGGAAAACCTATGACCCAACCAACACCTATAGCACCTTCATTTATTAAATCTACTTGTATTTGTGCAAGTGTCCTCCTAGGAAATGGCCAACCACCTTGTTTTTCAATATCTTCTTCTGTAATGTTCAATACAACAAAATTACCAGATGGCTCTGGTGTCGTTACAAAAGCATCAAATATTTTGAGTTTAAATATTTCAGTTGGAGTGCTTTGAAATATAAGTGGCAGTGATAATACAACCAATATAGGAAAAATAAGTTTATTCATTTACTTTGGGTGATTGTAATAACACTATCACTACCTCCGTTGACTTTAATTGTATTAGAAACACCATCTTGTATCAAAATTACTGTGTAAGCATTACTACCGTTCAAGTCTAATCTAACACTTTCGCTTACATTTCTTCTAAGACTAATGACATTACCTGTAATTAAAGTGGTTATTTGTGTGTCAGGATCATTACCTATTAGAGTACCAACTATTTGTGTGCTTGTTGCTAATCTTAATTGGTCTTCTTCTTTTTCTACAGCAAGTGCATCTATTACATCTAACAAATCTTCAAGAAAGTTTACATCAAGGTAATTTATATCTAGCTCTGTGAATTCGAGTTGATCTTCGTCTAAGTAGTCTTCTGCTAAGTAATCTATATCTAAATCGTTAAAGTCAAGCAAACTGTTGGTTTGTGTGCTTGTATTTTCTTCTACAATAATTTCTTCTTCTTTTGGTGGGCTAACAATAAGCATATTATCTATAAGATCTAAAGTAAGATCTAAAATTACAGGTTTTGTAGGAGATGATTCAAACACACTTACGGTTGTTGCCTGATAAGGTTTATTCAGCAAAACAGAACCAGTGGCTGTAACAACTTCTATCTCACCACTAGATAAACCAAATTTATTTGGTAATAAAATAATAAGACTCCGGCCTAGCTCATCTACAGTGGCTGTAAAGTCAGTGCCTCTTATCGCTATATTAGCTGTTGGTGTTTTAAGTTGTATGTTTTGTTTATCTATTCTGTTTAGATTGCCTGTAATAAACCTAGCTGTGCCTAAACCAAAAGTAAGAGCCATCTTAGACTTTGATGGGTCTGGATCGTAAATATATTCATCAATAAGTAATTGTGAATGTTCGGTTAGTTTTACAGTAGACTTATCAAGAAAAGTGATAGCCATTCTGCCATCTTTTGTTATAGCCTCATCGTTGCTTTGTATAGCAAATTCTAAATTAGCTTCGTAAGATTTATCTCTTAATATTTGTGCAGAACCTCTAAGCTCAGATATATCACCTATATCAACAGCTTGTTGAGGTTCCCCCATCGTTTTGTGTGATACAAATATTACTATTAGAAGTAGTGCCTTCAATTTTTAACCAATCCCTTGCTAGTGTTGATGACTGTATAATGTTAAATGTGTTACTGCTTCCATCTAAGTCCATATAAAAATATGCTGAATCAGATGATGTATTCCCTGAATAACCACTTCCAGTAAAGTTAAAGACGTTTGAACTACCATTAATATCAACAAAATTAATAGCATTAGCATAATCAATATCTATATCAAATTGATTAGAACCACCTAATATAGTGTAGTCTAAATCAAGGTAAGATGAATCTGCATTTTCAGCTATTTTTATATCAAATTCGTTACTACTGCCAGTGACATCAATCATTAAATTAACATAATCAGCACTTATAAGTCCTGTGCTGTTAAGCAATATATCCATAACATTGCTATCACCATCAAACTCAAAAAATCCAGTAAAGTTATCGCCATCAATAGCGTCTGATCTAAATAAGTTGCTTGAACCGATTTGATTTATATCTAGTGTCATGCTTACACCATCAAGGTCAAGAGCAGTCATGGTGCCAGAAACAGCTTCGGTTCCACCAATAAGGTTAGAACTACCTAACTGTTCTAGATCTATAGATGCAGTATTTCCGTTTTGATCTATGTAAATTTCATTGTCAGCTGCAACGTGAACAAAAGAAAAAACAAGAAATAAGCACGTTAGTTTATTCTTCATCACTCGATTCTACTCCTACTTCTTCTGTTTGTAAAACCCAATAACCTTTGTCAAAACCCTGGTTAATTATCTCAAGAACACCACCTTCAATAGCTTTCATGAGGGCTATGGTAGACGATTCGTTTCTAGCGTTGCCTAACTCTATCTCTACGAGCTCTGTGTCCATTTCAATAAACCTGAATACATCATTGGTTTTACCATAACTAAATATGGTTTTTTGACTAAGAACTTCTAATAATACTTCTCCTGTTGCTACAGAAATCATGCGTAGACTTACAGTTATATTATCCTCTCTATACTGAACACTATTACCAATGCCTAGATAACGAGCTCCTGATCCACCAGATTCAAGGTTTGCTTCGTATGATATTACTGCACCTTCTATAAGTATGCCTGCAAAGAGTAATGGTGCTAATTGTTTCTTTTTTTCTTCTTCAGAAGCAAATTGCTCTCTTGCCGAACGTATAAGCTGTCTTTCTTTGGTTAAATTATCTAAACCAACTCTTTCTACAACCCTAAAAAACTGTCCGTTACCAGCGTGTTTTAAGGCTCTTATAAGTAAAGCATTAGGTTGTTGAGTTATAGCCGTACTGAACAAAGCAAACTCAGAGTTTGATTTACGTTGACCTGTTTGATCTGTGAAAGCCAAAGGATATACAGCAACAACAGGTCTAACCTTTGGTATAGGTGCGTTTTTTAATTTATCTGATTGAAGTTCCTGGATAGAAACTATGTTGTGTTGTTTAAACCTTTGCTCGTATGTATCTTCAAACTGGTCAAATATAGAGCAACTAGAAAGTAAAAGAACCAATAGGCAAAGTAATCTCGGTGACATTTCCATCAGCATCGGTTATTCGTAATGTAATAAATTGTCCATCAGATGTATATTCTATAGTATTACCTTCGAGTTCTATAGTGCCTTCCGTTTGTGGTGTTTCACCAAATAGATTATCCACTAATTGTCGTGATAGTTGTGCATAGATTCTTGATTCTAAATTACGCAAAAAACGAGCTAGTGTAGTGTTTTCTTTATCTCTTTCTATTTGTTCTTGTAGTGCTTTGATTTCTTCTTTTATTGTAAGTTTTCTGGTGTACTGCTGGTTCTCTATTGTTAAATAGTGACTAGACGTGCCAACACCACTAAAGCTAGGTGACTTAAATTTGTGAACGATCTGATCAGCCTTTATGTTTTGTACAAAAATACCAATTATTAAAATTATGCCAATAAGCACTATTGACCACAGCAATCTATCTTTTTCAAGCTGTTCTTTTTCTAATTGTTTTTTAGTCTTTTCTTTGGTCATCTCTATCAGCCTTAGCAATTTTATTGCTATCTATTAGTTGTGGCACACCTAATATTGTTTTAATTAGTGTGTCCTGGCGTATGATTTCATTATCTAAACTACGCACTCTGTCTATTAAGGCTACTAAAATACCATGCTGTGAGTCAAGTTTTGTGCCTAGACGTTCTTCTATAGACGCTATCTGTGATTCTACTTTTTCATCAACAGTGTCTAGTTTGGCTTCCATGCCATCAACAATACGTATAACCAGTTTGTATATAAACCAACCAAGACCTATTGCTGCTGCGATAGGAAATCCTACCTCTTGAATTATGGTTACTGCTGAATCCACTATGCAGGGAAAGGTCTTTTTTCTATATAAATAAAATCCATAGAAGCAGACACTGCAAGATTTGCGTTTGAGCTACTAGCTATGGCTCTTATTTCTAAATCGGTTTTTTCTGAAAACTTTATTGGGTGTTTAAACTCTTGATGAATAATATCTTGTGATAAAGCAAACTTATCTTTGACGTTAAAAACTCCGCCCTCTGGTCTTGCTACCAAGGATACTGTACCGTATTTATTAGCTACCTCAGTGTTCATGCTAATGTCGACTTCATATAAATAAGCGTTATAACCTCTAGGCACAGTCCAAAAACACATAAGCGTTTGATTATCACCTACAGCTATAGTCCCATATTTATTAGCTGGTACACCAGAAGTAACTGTACCCGTACCTGCATATATAACTCCAGCGTTTTGACCACCAGATCCTGCTGTATCGACAATCATTCTGAATACTCTTAAAAAAGATTGTGTAGTATTTACTGCTGTTTGACCATTAAGAGTAACGGATTCACTTATCTCGTCATAATTAGCATCAAGACCACTAATAGTTATGGTTCTTGCTCCAGTACCTGCTGAGGTGTCGTTTGCTGAAGAGCTAGATATTTTTAAGACTGTAGCAGAAGTTAAATAACTATATAAACCACCTTCAGCCCATACGGTTTCTAAAGAATCATCTATATCAGGATTAAAACCAAACTTAAATTGTGTTTTATGAAAAGCAACTTGTCCTCTCGATACTTGTAGTTCAAAAGGTTCTGTTGTGCCAACTCTAGATATTGATGAAACTTCTTGTGCCATTAATAATCACCCCAAACTTTGGTTTTAGTGCCTCCGTGGTATTCTACTGCATGACCTTCTTTAATTAACATCTGGCAAATATCTTTGCCATCTTCAGTATATGGTATACCTAGTATACGACCATACTTGCCTTTGCCAAGAGATTTAATTTTAAATTTACCTGTGCAAAGTTCTTTGAGTCTTTCTTTTGCGGCCAGTCCTAGCTTCTTTTCTGCTAGATCCTTGGTTCTTGATTCTGGTGTATCTATACCGTGTAGACGAACGCGTTGTTTGTGTAGCTTTACATCAAAGCCCAGATCGAGACAGCAATCAAATGTATCACCGTCTACGATCCTTTCTAATGTTGCGTTATAAACAAACGCATCAGGAGATTTAGCCACTGTTATCAGTAAAGGTTTTCTTTTTCTTTACTCTTTTTATAGTATAGGCTTCATTGACATCTGGAGTAGATTTATCGTCTGCAACATAGTGCCCTTTTTTATTCCTGGCTCTTACTTTTACTTTTTCAGTGCCAGTCATTTTGTCCCATAGTTTTGAAAAAATACCCATGTTACTTATCCTTTGCTTTCAACACATTTAGTGCACACCAGTCAATTATTTTATATAAATGACTAAACCAGTGATCATCCCGTGGAGTAGGTGTTATTGCTGCTACAACTGAAGCTATTGAAATTATAGCTGTAACCCAAGCGATTATATTTAAAGTTGTCATATACTTTCTCCTTTATTTTAATCTGTATTTTCAGATTTATTTTATTATAGTGCAAAAAAGTTTAATCGCCTATGGCTACGTCAAAAGCTAATACATATCTATCTATTTTAGGTATTCCTTTTTCAGCTTGATGATATAGCCTTGAATCAAATAAATTCCAACAATTAATTACAGGTTTTATTTTATTACTGTCGCTAAATACGGTGCCAAAATTTGTTTCAGTTAAATAAGCTATTGCTGAAATATTAAAGTTTTGACAAGTATCTGCGTGGTTATGCCTTATTGAATCTATTTTTTCGCCTGCTTTATTTAAAAACACCCAACATTTTTTATGTAAAATATTTGGCTGATAACCTAAATATTTAGATACAGTATTATCAATAGATTGATTTAGTTGTTTGTAGTCTTTGTATAGAGTTCCGTTAGATTGTATTCTTGCGTGTTCGCATTTTGGATAGTCTTTGCAACACGGGTTATTTTTAATAAAATGCCGCAGTTTTTTATGAAATTTATTAGTATTTATTTTTTTTAAAATGTCACAATAATAAGTTTCGTACATTATTGTTTAAAATATGAAGGTAATCCAATCATAGGTCTGCCATCAAATTTATTTTGTTTAGCATTTTCACCATTTGCATCGTTGTAGTGTAAAAATACTTGCCCGCAGTCTTTACCCAGAAATGGCTCACGCCAATGCTCTAAATCACAACCACGATACATAAGCATATCACCAGGTTTAAGTTTAATCTCTACACCATCTTTACCTTTTTTACCTGAAGGTTCTAAAAATATTGACCAATCATCTCCGCCTAAATTCATAGTAGTAGATATTTCGCATGAAGGTCTATCTTTATGTCGTTTAAGTTCATCACCATTTTTATAAATTCTTGCATAAGAATAAGTTTCTATAAGCTTTACACCTGATTCTTTTTCCATAATTGGTTTAACCTTTTGTAATAAAGTTTCCATAACTATATCAGCGTAATGTGAATAAGTTTCAGGTATTTGTTGGTCGTTCCAAACACCAAAGTATTCGGTAAACTGAGATATATATTTTTCATCAAATAAATGTCTTGCCACCATTCTTTTATTTAAAAAATACTGATAGCAAAAATCTGCTAATTCTTCTGATATAGCATTTTTAATTATTTGGTATTTATCTTTTTTAAAACTCATAAAAAATTTGCAACTATAACTATTCTTTTTTCATCTATATCTGGACATTCTTGATAATGTTCGAGTTTGCCGTCAAACATAATGACACTATTTTCTTTTGGATTTGAATAAAATTTTTGATTATCCTCTCCTAATACTATTGTTCTACCTTGTGAAAATTTTGTTAAATAAACTATAACGACTTTGTGAGGAAAATTTAGATCTATGTGCGGTATGCTAGATTTAACGGAACTATGTGGCGTCATGTTTATATTCATACGATACATAACTTCTAAATCTATGTTGTTAAAATCAAGTATTTCTTTCAATACAGAATAACATTCATCAAAATAGGTAGATACTCTTTCAGGTATAGCAGGAACTTGTTTGCCATAACTTTGATGTGTTGGTCTGCCCAATAAACAATGAGCAAAAAAACCCATATCTTCTTCATCTGTATCAGAAACAGTTTTATCAAGGTAATACCAAGGGAAGTTATTGCTTAATACTACATTTTTTAAATTTTTATAACTTTCTGTAACTGGGTTTTTTAGATTTTTAATCATTTATAAGGGTACCCCAAATTCCAACACACTAAGGAGTGTCTTGTCCCTTTTGTAACTGGCTTTACTCTATGCCAAACAAAAGAAGGAAAAACAATTATACTACCTTTTTCTCTAATTTCTTTACATATTCTTGGTTGGGAGCCTTTGTCTGTATTTCTAAAATCAAACTCTAAATCTCCACCTTCGTATTCTTTAGGGTCAGTGAGTGATACAGTCATACTAAGTTTTCTTTGCTTACCATGAGTATTTATATTATCTGGACTGTTGTAAGGTTCTTCACGCGAATCACAGTGCCAATCATAAAATTGTCCTTTTTTATATTCAGTAAATTGGCAAGCCTCTGACCAATCCCATTCAAAATTCCAACCAGCACTTGTATTTGCTTGATATATGTAGGGTTGAATTTCGTTATATATCCATCTGTCTGACATCCAAACAACATCAGATTTGCGTTTTTTCTGTATGTTTTTTAGTTCTGTATCAGTAAGATTATCTTTTTGAAAATTACCTGTAAGAGCTATTTCTTGATCTTGCTCTTTACCATAACGTACTATTTCATCACATATTCTTTCTGGTATAGCTGACTGAAAGTACCAGTAATACCATTTAAGATTCATTTTTTATTATTTTAATTTGTCCAAGTACCAGCTTTTACAAACTCGTAAACTTCATTTAAACCCCAAACACCAGAAGCTCCAGATACAAAATCTACTTGTGGCTCTTTAATAATCACTACGCCAGAACCACCATTGGTGCTTGATCCACTTGGTGCAGGTGTTGCTGCTCCTGCGCCTCCAGCTCCAACAGTAATAGTGTAATTTGTGCCACCGACTACAGCTAGTGTAGGTTCAGCCGAGGCACCGCCTCCAGAGCTTTCTCCTGGAACAGAACATCTATAACCACCTGCTCCTCCACCTGCTCCAAAGTTTTGGAAACCAGTAATACCATCAGACCATCCGCCACCACCACCGCCAGTATTAGCTGTACCGCTAGTGCCTGTGTAACTTTGGTTGCCTCCGTTTCCGCCACCACCAGAGCCTCCAGTACCTACTTGAATTGGACTATTTACATAATTACTTGAACCACCGCCACCGCCTGCTCTAGTTACGGGTGAGCCTGTTATTGATGATGCGACACCAGCTCCGCCATCTCCATTTTTTGTACCAATAGGAGAATTGAATGGTTGATGGTCTTGTCCTACGGCACCTGCACCACCTCCACCACCAGTAAGGTCTGTTCCTCCTGCGTTGCCTCTAATACCAGCCCCTCCATTAAAACCTTGACCAGCAGTTCCAGTACCCGCAGGACGTCTACCACCGCCACCGCCAGAACCTCCGGGTTGTTCACCGGGGTCAGGTACAAAAAAACCTGTATTACCACCACCGCCTCCAACTGTATCTACAGTTGTAATAGGAACTCCTGCTATAGAAGAAGCACCACCCCTATCTCCTACAGTACCTGTTGGAGCTACAGGGTGACCTCCACCGCCACCGCCACCTGCGATAATGAGATATTGTAGTTCGCTTGTATGTGTTGCCGTAGTTAAAGTTCCACTAGAATTAAAAGTAGTTGTTACAGCACTTTGAGTGCTTGTTGTTGGGTCATTATCTGGACCAATTATTCCTCCATTAGTATCTGCCATAATTAGACCTCGCTCCATTCAAGACTACTTGCATCCCACTCATAGTCTGTTTC